CCCCCAATCCTTTGGAGAGATTATGAAGTATCGTATCATCAAATCGACAGTCGCAGGTGGCGCTATCCGTCAGGTAGGCGACATCATCGAAGTGAGCGGGCCGGAAGGTAAAGACCTGATGGCCTATGGCAAGGCCGTTCCTCACGACGAAGCTGTGATTGAGAATCGCGTTGAGCCTGTAGAGTTCCGCGAACCTAAGCCGCGTGGCAGAAAGCCTTCCAATGGGCGTTGAGTCGAACGACGACCTCTCTATCTTCTTTGAACTCGATGATTTCGGGACTGCTGGCATTTACACTAAGACCAACAAGCGTCCGATTACGATTGATGGCATCTTCGACAATCCTCATGCGAGTGTGACCGCTACTGACATGATGGATGTGACAATCCCCAAGCCTAGCTTTGTCTGCCGCACTGTGGACATCCCAGACGCTGCTGAAGGGGATGCGATGAAGATTCGTAATGTAACCTACACGATCCGCGTTGTGGCTACAGATGGCCTTGGCGTGACGACCCTGATTCTGGAGAAGAATTAATGTCTCACGTTCGTCAGCAAATTCGTGATCGTATAGCCACACTCCTGACGGGTCTGCCGACAACCGGCAACAATGTCTACAAGATGCGGCGCTACGCTCTAGACGATTCCAAGCTGCCAGCAATTCTTGTGTATACGATGGATGAGTCATCATCGCTCATCACAATCGGTAACCGGACCGTGCAACGGATTATCAATGTATCAGTCGAGATACTTTGCACCGGAGCCAGCACGACCATTCAAGATACAATCGATACTCTTTGCGTTAATGTCGAAGAAGCGATTGGCAATGACTACCAATTGAACGGACTCGCTAAATCCTGTATATTGACTAGCACTGAGGTTGATATTGTCACCGATGGTGAGAAACCGATCTCCTCGGCACGGCTTGTGTTTGCTTGTGAGTACATCACAGCAATCAATGATGTGGAGACTGCACGATGAAGATGGTAACGGTTCATCATAAGGACGCGAAGGAGCCTATCCGGGTTCTTGAGTGCGATTTGCAGTCTTTCGCTGAAAAGGGCTGGCATCCCACTGAACGGGTTGCAGAACCCGTTGTAGAGCCGGTGGAAGAGCCGGTTGAATCCGTTGAATCTGAGGAGGTTGAATAATGGCTACGCATACTGGCAGTGAAGGTACTGTAAAAGTTGGCGCTAATACCGTCGCTGAAATCCGTTCGTTTTCTATCGCAACGACTGCTGACACGGCAGAAGATACCACGATGGGCGATTCTTGGCGCACGTTTAAGACCACGTTAAAGGGCTGGTCTGGTTCGCTGGATTGCTTTTGGGATGAAACTGACACGACGGGTCAGGGCGCTCTTGTCGATGGCACTGAGGTGACTTTGAACGTGTATCCCGAAGGTGCGACCACTGGTGACAAGTATTACACCGGCACGGCTATCATCACTGGGACGACCATCAATTCGTCATTTGACGGTTTGGTTGAAGCCAGCTTTTCGTTTCAAGGAACGGGCGCTTTGACGCTCGGCACTGCATCGTAATTTAGATTAGGAAGGGGTTCTCATGTCTCTCATTGACCTGATTAGGAAGAAACAACATTCAACCCGAAAGACCCTTGAGGTCACAGAATGGTCAGGAGAGGATGAAGCCCCTTTCATTCTCTATTTTGGTAAGTTCTTAGCTCACGATTTGGATAGGCTACAGCGCAAACATCCGAACTTCATCAATAACGTCACCATCGCAGGGATGGTCGATATGATTATTATGAAGGCACAGGATAGGGATGGGAATATGCTCTTCACCCTTGAAGACAAGCCCACCCTGATGCGTGAACCAGTCGAAGTCATCACCAAAATTGCCGGTGAGATGATGACTGCAAATAGCTTTGAGGATCATGAAAAAAACTAAAGGCCGATCCGTTCAGATATAATATCATAGCCTTGGCGGATCGGCTTGGAAGAACCATAGAAGAGATAGAGCTAATCTCAATCGATGAGTATAATGAGTGGCTTGCATATTTTAAGATAAGTCAGGAGCGCAGCAAGCATGGCAAATGAGCAAATTAGATTTGAGTTCACTGCCATTAACAAAACGGCTGCTGCGTTCAACTCAATCAAAACTGGCCTAACCGGCATGGCGTCTCAAGCCCTTTCAGTTAAAGGGGCTATGACCGCTCTTGTAGCAACTGTTACCTCCGGCGCATTCTTGCAAATGGGCCGTCAAGCACTTGATGCAGCCGGTAGCTTGGGTGAGCTTGCTTCTCAGACGGGCGCATCCACTAAAGCACTGCAAGCCTATAAGTTCATTGCACTTGAGAATGGCGTTACCAATGAGCAGATGCAAAAGGGTTTTGCCCAGCTAACTAAGCGACTTGGTGAGGCAAAGCTCGGCTCTGACAAGATGATTCAAGCCTTTGGCGCTGTAGGTGTTTCAGGGCGTGAAATTGCATCACTAACAACCGATCAGGCAATGCTCAAAATCGCTGATGCAATGTCTAAAATTCAAGACCCTGCAAAACGTGCCGCACTTGAAGTTCAATTGTTTGGTAAAGCCGGTCAGGCGCTTGATCCGATCTTGCGTCAAGGTTCTTCTGCCATTGAAGAGCAAACGCAGAAACTTGCCGAAATGGGCCTTATCATGGATGAGGCTACTATTGCTAAGGCTGATGAAGCTGCTGATAAGATGGCTACATTAGCTGAAGTTTTGAAGACTCGCTTTACAATTGCGGTTGCTGAAAATGCCGATGCACTACTTGCCTTGGCTAATGCGTTTGCAAGTGCCGCTGCCGCTGCTGGTAATTTCTTCAAGCAAATTAATCAAAAGAGCCGCGACACTGAAATCAGGGCTGCCAATCCTGCGAATGAAAGCAGCTACTTTGGCGGTGCAGTCACATTTAGAAGTGGTCGTCGCCTTACTAAAGGTGGACGCGGTGGAGGTGGTTTCGACCCTACTGGTCAATTTAACAGGGCGGCTTTTACGCCTTTAGCCCCTAAAGTGCCATCTATGGATGTGCCTAGTATCCTTGGAGGAAAGAAATCTGGAGGCGGCGCGGCAAAAGCGGCTAAGAAAACAGATATTCTAACACCTGAGAATTACAGTTCTTGGGATGCCTATCGCCAAGCTATTCGGCAACAGTTGGAAGCCGATGTGCCGATGATGAAGGCGTCTCAAGATAATCCTCTTATTCAGGTTTTGCCTAACTCGGACCAGATCATGGAAAGCCTCAAAGGCATTCAGGGTCCGATGAAGATTATTACGAATGAAGCTACTGAGCTTGCTGATTCAATCGCATCTTCATTTGGGAATGCCTTCCAAGGTCTGATTACTGGAACGCAAGGCTTTAAGAGCGCATTTAGAAGCATGGCATCATCGATCATTAGCGAGTTGATGCGTATCTATGTGACTGAGCAATTGGTCAAATCGATTGGTGGATTCTTTAAGAGCATCTTTGCCCCATCGCTTCCGGGTAAAGCTATTGGTGGCTCTGTTCAGGCTGGCACACCATACATGGTTGGTGAACGTGGACCTGAGATGTTTGTTCCATCACGCAGCGGTTCTATTGTGCCAAACAATAAACTGGGCAACGGCATGGTCATCAATGTTGATGCCCGTGGAGCATCCGATCCTGCCGCTGTGCGTATGCAGGTTGAGCAGGGTATTGCACAGGCTGCTCCGTACATCATTGCTGCCGCTCAGAACCGCACAATGAAAGCAGCATCACGAACTCGCCTACCGGGAACAATTAGCTAATGACTACGATCACCTTCCCTAGTTCGCCTAAACCAGCAACAATGGCATGGCGGCTTGTGCAGCCCGCACAACAGAATGTGTCTGAGTGGACAGGTGCGCGTCAGGTGTTGGCCTCTGGTCGCGGTTGGTGGGAATGCAGTTTGACCCTGCCTCCTATTGTTGGAGAGACATCAGTTAACGCTTGGCGGGCCTTTATGGGACTTGCGCGTGGTGCTGCTAACGATTTCCAAGTTCCTGTGAATGAGATTGCTCAGTCTGCATCGACCGCCACACCGCTCGTTAATGGTGCTGGTCAGACTGGACGCTCAATCAATACGGATGGCTGGCCCAACTCGACGACAGTGCTTTACGCCGGTCAATTCGTGACGATTGGCAATCAGCTTCTTCAGCTTACGGCTAACGTCACATCTAACGGCTCTGGTCAGGCGACAATCTCGTTTGAGCCAGCAATCCGCGTGTCCCCGGCTGACAACGCAGCCATTGAGTTTAAGAATCCATATGCGCTGATGTATTTCGTCGAAGACCCCGGTTATTCTGTCGAACCCGGTCTGGTTTATTCGCTCTCATTTAATTTGCGTGAGTGCTTCTAATGTCGAATCTTACCCCGACCCTTCAGGCGGCGGTTGAAGCGCCATTAGTCTATGTTAGGTGGGTTTGCTTCTTAGACATCGTTGGTGACCCTGTGAGGGCCACTACAGGGCTTTACGACAAGACATTCTCTGGCACGGGTGATCCCGATCTAGATGGCGATACCTATGTGCCGTATCCGTCAGACCTGATTGGCGTTTCTGAGGTGCAGCACAATGAGACAGGATCGGACCAAGTAACGGTTTCGATGTCCGGCTTGATTGTAAACAACGTCGATTTCCTCAACACGATTGGCGACAAGGACAACTGGCAGGGGCGCACCGCTCGGCTCTGGTGGTATGTGGTTGATGAAAACGAGACGCAGATTGGTGAGGTCTATAGCTATTACACCGGCTACATGAATGACATCACGATCAATGGCTCCGCTCAATCTCAGACTGTTACCCTATCGATTGAGAATTATCTGGTGAGCCTGTCTGTAACTCAGAATAAAACCTACCAGATGCAGAAAGAATATGACGCTGGGGATGAGTCAGCAGCGCGTTCAATCGCTGCCGCAAACGGTGCATTTAAGACTGGTGTCATGACCTCTTATGATGGCAGCTTTGGATTTGGCGGAAATTTTGGCGAATCAACAACTGATTTCAATCTTAAATAATGACTCGCCGCATATCAAACTGGGAACAAGCCCTATCAGACTATCTGGTAAGCAAGCGTAAAGACCAGTTTAGTTACGGCTCATTTGATTGTGCTAATTTTGTTTCTGGTGCTGTAGAAGCCATGACAGGTGAAAACCCAATGGCTGATGTCGGCAAATATGATAGCCTTTTAACATCTGTTAAAATGCTCAAATCACTTGGCGCTGATAATCTAGAGGCATTTATTGATACTAGATTTGAAGAGGTTCCTATCGGATTTGCTCAGACTGGTGATCTAGCATTTTATGATGGGTCTGTCGGAGTTGTGGTAAACGCCAAGGCTGTTTTTGCGACAGAAATCGGCTATACCATGATTGATCGTAGCGTCTTGACCAAGACTTGGGGAGTGGGCCGTGGGTAGAGTTCTAAAGCAACTTGCTATTGCGGCTGTAGTTATTGGCGTTGCTATTTTTGTCCCGCAACTTAGCCCTGCTGTTTCTAAGGCACTGCTTGCTGCTGGTGTCGGCATGGCGCTTGGGACAGTATCTCAGGCCTTATTCGGTCCGAAAATGCCGAAGGCTCAAGCAAGCCGCCTAAACGCATCATTTGACCCACAAGCCCATCGCAAGTTCGTAATTGGCGAGACTGCCATGAATACGGATATTCGCTATTATGAGCCATCCGGGACCGATCAAGAATACTTTGACTATATCATTGCCGTTGCCGCGCATGAAGTTGAGAGCATCGATCAGATTTACTTCGATGATGAACTTGCTTGGACAACGGCTGGTGTGCAGGGCCGTTACGTCGGCTATCTAACAGTTGCAACTCGCGCAGTAGGGACATCTGCTAATACCATCTCTATCAATGGTGGTGGAATCTGGGGTTCTAGTTGCCGCCTAACTGGATGCGCGTATGTCTATTTCCGGGTTAAGAGAACAGGCAATGATAAAAAGGCTGAAAGCCCTCTGGTCAATGGCTTGCCAAATCGCATCACAATTAAGGGCAAGGGTGCAAAGCTATATGATCCGCGTCGGGATAGCACGGTTACTGGCGGGTCTGGGTCTGAACGGGCAAATAACCAAACCACTTGGGGTGGTGGCGCAAGCACGAATCGTGACAACCCGGCTCTCCAGCTTCTTTGGTTCCTTCTGGGCTATAACATCAACAGCAAGCTCTCAGTCGGCTGTGGTGTCCCGCCGGAACGCATCGATCTTGCCTCCTTCATTACAGCCGCAAACATCTGCGACGAAGCTATCACGTTGGCAGCGGGTGGTACTCAGCCACGCTATCGGACCGCTGGGGTGGGTTCTGATGCCGATAATCGGATGGATATTATCCAGCTATTCCTGACCTGCATGAACGGCACTCTGCGCGATTCTAATGGTCGCCTGTCCATCACGGTCATGAAGAATGATCTGGCTACTCCGGTGCTTGAGTTTGACGATAATGACATTCTTGATGATTTCACATGGAATCAGACTGATGGTTTGGACAAGTCAATCAACGCTGTTCACGGCAAATACACAGACCCAAGTGGAAACTCGCTTTATCAGCCCATAGAATATCCAACGATCTCAATAACTTCCATCGATGATATTGAGCGTATGCAGACGCTTGATCTGCCTTGGGTAGAGGAGGGGCGTCGCGCACAGCGTATCGCCAAGCAGGTTCTGCAACGTGCGCAGTATCGCGGTAAGTTCTCTGCCACTTTCAATATGAAGGCGCTTGGCTGCGAAGTCGGAGATGTTGTCTATCTCTCGTTTGAGCCGCTGGGTTGGGCCGACAAGCCTTTCCGCGTAATGACGCAGAACATCAATAGCACCGGTCAAGTGCCGATGACTTTGATTGAAGAGAATGCGGCCATCTACGCTTGGGATGCAGAAGAACAAGCCTTGGTCACACCGACTGCGCCTACAGTTTACGATCCGCTGAATAGCCCATACATTCTAGCCATCTCTGATGCTGAAGCAGCCGCTGACGGCAAGATTGTCAGCTTCTTCCAGACTAGCGCACCAACTGCACAGGGGGTTGGTGACATCTGGTTTGATACAGACGATGGCAACAAGATGTATCGTTGGAACGGCTCTAGCTGGGCCGCTGCACAGGACACCTTAATCACGATAGCGATTAGCGATGCGGCTAACGCACAGGCTACCGCTGATGGGAAAGTTAATACCTATTTCCAAGCCTCTGCACCGACTCCTGAAGCTATTGGCGATCTTTGGATAGAGACAGATGCTCAAAACCGTCTATGGCGGTGGAACGGCTCTACATGGGTTCTAGCGACGGATACCCGCGTTACGGCTGCTATTAATACAGATGGAACAATTGCTGGTTCAGCAGTTATTACTACATCGATTGCATCTAATGCAGTTAGTAAGCTGACGGCTGCATCATCTACGACATCGTTGACTATAAACTCAACGCCCACAACAATTCAGACAGTTACAATAACGACGGATGGAGGTCCGATTATTATTCGAGCCACCTTCCAAAATTATTCTCAGCCAATTGCGGCTGGAGCGCATGGCATCCAATTCCAAATCACATCTAGTGGCGCTGGAGGAACTCAGCTTTACTATTCTACTGAATATGCAACTGCTGGAGGGTCTGGCAATCAATTCAGGCAACCATGTACATTAGAAACTTTAGTAGCAAGCTTGGCCGCTGGAACGTACACCATCAACTTGGTTGCACAACTTTTCAATGCCAACTCACAAGCAGCCACATTAACGGCTGACAGAATCATAACAGTTACGGAGCTTAAACGGTGATCAATAACTACATCGTGTACAGCACGATTGACGGAGATATTCGCGTCAACATTCAGTGCGTTCCAGAAGACATTCAGATGCAATGCAAGGAAAATGAAACTTGGATGGAACACGAATACGTCAATGATGCTGAATATAAAGTTGACCTTAACACGCTAGATATAATCCCCATCGAATGATATACGCCGAATAGAGGTGAGCCATGATCCAGCCCGGAAGTTACGACATCATCATCCAACAGCACGGAGATTGGGATATCACGTTCCAATTGAAGGACTCTTCTGGCGTTGGCGTTAACCTGACAGGATACACGGTAGAAGCTGAAATCTGGACTGATTATAAGCAATCTAAACTTGCTGATTTTGGCGTCACTTATGTTGATCGCTCTATCGGTAAGTTCATGCTGACGCTTACAGACACAGTGACGGCAACGCTTCCTGAAAGTGGCTATTATGATGTGCGCGTGATTGAGCCAAGTGGAGCAGCTTACTACTGGGTTCGTGGCCGTGCTGTTGTTGAGACGGGATACACGGAATGACCGATATTGTAGAAGTCACCACTACCCGCACGATTGTCACTGAGAACACAATCACGAATGTTGTGGAAGTTCAGGCTCCCGGTCCTGTCGGCCCTGCTGGTCCTACTGGCCCCACAGGTAGTGCTGGCGCTGCTGGCGTAACAGGCCCAACTGGCGCTCAAGGCACGGCTGGTGCGGCTGGCCCCACCGGACCTACAGGCTCTGCTGGTGCGGTAGGTAGCACTGGCCCCACTGGCCCTACTGGTAGCATAGGTAATACTGGCTTGACCGGTCCCACAGGGCCGACGGGCGCTCAAGGTGCTGCGTCTACTGTACCCGGACCTACTGGACCAGCGGGTGCGGGTCCAACCGGGCCTACGGGAGCCGCTTCTACGGTTGCTGGGCCTACAGGTCCGACTGGAGTGCAGGGTGATACAGGCGCTACTGGAGCGGCTGGCCCCACAGGTCCGACTGGGACAACTGGTTCTACAGGTGCGGCTGGTCCAACAGGCCCACAAGGTATTGCTGGCCCTACGGGTCCGCAAGGCATCCAAGGTATCCAAGGTGTTCAGGGCGATGTTGGCCCAACTGGCCCCACTGGCGCACAAGGCATTCAGGGCATTACTGGCCCTACTGGATCGACGGGCGCTCAAGGCAATGCTGGCCCTACTGGTCCGACAGGCAACACTGGTTCTCCGGGTGTTTCGATTACACTTAAGGGTGAAGTCGCTACTGTCGGCAATCTTCCTCCTACCGGCAATCAGGTTAATGATGCTTATGTAGTTATCGCTGACGGCAATCTTTACGTTTGGGATGGCACTCAATGGAATGATGTTGGTCAGATTGTCGGTCCAACTGGTCCCACCGGAACCACAGGCGCAGTTGGCGCTACTGGCCCCACAGGAGCTACAGGAGGTACGGGAGCCACAGGCCCGACAGGTCCACAGGGTATTCAGGGTGTTGCTGGGCCTACAGGCCCACAGGGCATTCAGGGCATCCAAGGCATTCAAGGCGAAGTTGGTCCTACTGGCCCTACTGGGGCAGCATCTACTGTCGCTGGCCCGACTGGTCCGACTGGATCAATCGGCAATGCTGGCCCTACTGGTCCGACAGGCAGTACCGGAGCGACTGGGGCAGGTGGCGCGCTTGGTTATTGGGGTTCTTTTTGGGATACGACAGACCAAACGGCTACTACTGCAAATACTGCATATAGCGTAAGTCTGAATAGTGCTGATGCTGAAAACAATGGCATAAGCGTTGTTTCTGGTGGCCGTGTTACATTTGCATATGCTGGTGTGTATAGCATTACATTCTCCGTCCAATTTGTTAACACGGATACACAAATTCATGATGTGAATATGTGGCTTCGCAAGAACGATAGCGGAAGCTCTGGCGACGTTCCTGATAGCGATACTCGCCTTAGCATTCAGCAGCGTCATGGCGGTGTTGATGGCTATGGACTGATGACGGTTAATTTCGTCTTAAAAGTCGCTGCCAATGATTTTATCGAAATGATTTGGGCAACGACAAATACTAGCGTTTCAATCCAATCTGTTGCTGCTGGCACATCACCTACAAGTCCAGCAATTCCGGGTGTGATTTTTACCGCAACTCAGGTGATGTACACCCAACTTGGCCCAACTGGTTCTACTGGTGCAGTCGGGCCTACCGGGCCAACAGGGCCACAAGGCATTGCTGGCCCAACCGGGCCTACAGGCTCAACTGGATCAACAGGTTCGATTGGACCAACTGGTCCTACCGGCACTTCTGGTGGCACAGGCCCTACTGGCCCCACTGGTCCATCTCCAGACACATCGACTTACGTTACGGTAGATGGAACTCAGACGCTGACGAATAAGACGCTTAATGGCGTTACAATTAGCGGGAATATCGTTGCAAATAGTGCTACAATCACGCCGACTGAGTTGAGCTACGTTGACGGCGCGACCAGCAACATTCAGACGCAGCTTAATAATCTGGCATCAAGCCAAGATTGGGGTTTGATTACAGGCAGTGTAGATAGCTACGATGATTTTGGAGGTTTGACCTAATGCCTAAACAAGTACAACTTCGTCGCGGCACTACGGCTGAACACGCGACATTTACGGGTGTGGTGGGTGAAGTCACTGTTGACACTACCAAGGATACTCTTGTCGTTCATGATGGTTCATTGGCTGGTGGCTATCCGCTGGCACGGGCCACTGGCGACCAATTGTTCGCCAATATAGTCGAGACTGTCTACAACCTTTCCGGCACGGCTATCGACGCATCGAACGGCAACATCCAGTATAAGACGATTGGCTCTAACACCACGTTCACAGACAGCCTTGCAACTGGCGAGAGCGTTATCCTGCGCCTTGCTTCCGCGTCCAGCTACACAATCACTTGGCCGACGATTACATGGATCAAGGTTGGTGGAACTGCTGCGCCGACACTGACTGCATCTGACGTTGTGGTTCTCTGGAAAGAGGGCAGCACCCTTTATGGCGCATATGTGGGGAGCGGTGTCTAATGCCGTCGAACTTTAAGGCTCTCGCTGGCGCAGGCGGCGGAGAGCCAACAGACCCTAATTTCAGGAACGTAACGCTGCTGCTCCACGGCGATGGAAGCAACGGCGCACAGAACAACACGTTCCTTGATAGCAGCACGAATAACTTCACGATCACCCGCAACGGCAACACCACGCAAGGGTCGTTCACGCCTTATGGGGCGAGTTGGTCGAATTATTTTGATGGCAGTGGGGACAATCTAACAATTCCAAGTAATGCTGCGTTTGGTTTTGGAACTGGCGATTTTACGATTGAGTTTTGGGCATATATTCCAACTTGGACAGGCGATGCTCAACTCATTGGGTGTCATACAGCTTTTGCTGGGTTTGATTGGCTAATTCAACAATTTTCATCTGGTCAGTTTAGGTGGTTAGACTCATCTCTTACGCTACAAAGCGGAACCGTTCCTGTAACAAATCAGTGGAACCATTATGCAATAACACGTTCTGGAACAACCTTACGGATTTTCCTTAACGGAACTCAAACGGCATCTGGAACATCGACTGCTAATATCCCAGCAACTAGGGCGCTTGGGGTCATGGGCGATTCTGGGGCAGCGGCTACTCAAATCGGCTATATGTCGAATGTTCGCGTCGTCAAAGGCACGGCTGTCTACACCGCAGCCTTCACGCCCAGCACGACGCCACTCACAGCAATCACCAACACCTCTCTGCTGACTTGCCAGAGCAACCGCTTCCGTGACGCCAGCACGAACAATTTCACCATCACCCGCAATGGCGATGTGAAGGTAACGAACTTTGCTCCGTTTGCGCCTTCGTCTGCTTACAGCACCAGCACGAATGGCGGCTCTGCGTATTTTGATGGGAGTGGGGACTATCTGACCGCTCCTAGCAACGCTGCATTTGGTATGGGGACTGGCGATTTCACTTGGGAAGCGTGGATATATATTACCGCTGTTTCAAGCTATAAACAGGTTTTCTCATCTCGTTCCGGCCCAACCACTACTACTACCTCTGGCTCTTTGGCTATCAATCCATATGGTGGCCTCAGTTGGTATACTAACGGCTTCATCATAGATTATACGACAAGCATTGGAACAAACCAGTGGGTTCACGTTGCTGTTTGCAGGAGTGGCACGACCTTGCGGGTTTTTGCCAACGGCGTTCAAGTTGGGTCTGCAACCAACTCTGATAATTTGACCAACACACAATTCACCGTTGGCGCTAACGCTGACGGTAGTGAAGTATTTACAGGTTATATCTCAAACGTCCGTGTGGTCAAAGGCACGGCTGTCTACACATCAGCCTTCACGCCGCCTTCATCTCCCATCACAGCAATTACAAACACCAGCCTTCTCCTGAACGCTACCAACGCAGCCATCTTCGACAACTCAATGAAGAACGACCTTGAGACTGTCGGCAACGCTCAGATCAGCACGAGCGTTAAGAAGTTTGGCACGGGGTCGATGGCGTTTGATGGGAGTGGGGATTGGCTCGTAACGCCAGACACGGACGCTCTTGATTTTGGTTCTGGAAATTTCACGGCTGAAGCATGGGTGTATTTCAACTCACTAGCCAACGAAGCGATGATAATGGGCCAGTGGTCTGGCGATACTGGGGGAACAACTCTTAGCTGGGCGCTGATGCTTTCGTCTGGATCGTCAGGGTATTTACGCCTGATTACGTCATCAAATGGGTCTTCAGTTCTCTTTGACCTATCTACGTCATCAACATCTTTCACGCTGTCCACAGGTCAGTGGTATCACATCGCTGCTGTTCGCAATGGAAGCACGTTTACGATTTATGTAGATGGCACATCAAGATCATCAACGACTAACTCATCTGCTCTCTACAACGCAACGAACAACTTCACAATTGGCGCTGAAAGCAATACGCAAGCCCAGTATCTCAATGGTTACATCGACGACCTTCGCATCACTAAAGGCGTAGCCCGCTACACTGCTAACTTCACACCGCCCACAGCGGCATTCCCGAATAAGTAACTGGAGGCAAAAATGATTGTCGCTATCGTAAATAATGGAGCCATCGAACAGACGGGTGATCTATACGTCCTGTTCCCTAACGTATCGTTCCCTGCCTCTGGGCCTGAAGCTGAATGGATGGCTGAGAACAACCTTGTTCCAGTAACCTATTTCAAGGCGCACGATGCTGCCACGCAGAAGCTGGTTTCCTGCGAAGCCTATCTCGAAGGCGGTGACGTTTACGCTGTGACCGTGGAAAGCCTTTCTGCTGACGAGCTAACGGCTAAGGATGAAGCCACAAAGGCTGGTAACCGCAATGTGCGTAACTCGAAGCTGGCTCTGTGCGATTGGACGCAGCTTGCAGACGTTAACCTGACGGCTGATTGCAAGACGGCTTTTGCTGATTATCGCCAAGCCCTGCGTGACATGGACCTTCTGGCTCCTGTGTGGCCTGAAGCTCCGACGGAAGAATGGGTTAGTTAAATCATAAGAGGAAGGGGCTTATGAAAATCGCTGTTAGCGCAATCTCAAAGAACGAAGCTGCATTCGTTGAGAGGTTC